ATCATCAACATCTTCCAGCCGCCCGATGAAATCTCGAAGACCTTCAAGGAAGGCGCGTTGGGTAGGTTGGCCGGCTTCAACTTCTTTGAGTCGAACAGCCTTTACACGCACACCGCCGGAACGTGGGCCGCCGCGGTCACCGTCAACGGGGCGAACCAGTCCGGTACGTCGCTCGCGATCACGGCGACGGCGGGAGACACGTTCAACGCGGGAGACAAATTCAGCATCGCGAACGTGAATTTTGTCAACCCGATGACCCGGCGCTACCCTGGCCCGAAAGCGGTTGAGACGTTCACGGTCACGACCGCTCTCACGGCTCTCGGATCCGGCAACGCCGCGGACGTGCTCACAATTCTTCCGGCAATTTTCGGGCCCGGCTCACAGTACCAGAATGTGGACGCACTGCCCGCGAACGGCGCCAACCTGACGCTGTTCCCCGGCACGACCTCGCCCAACGGCAAATCAGGGACCGTAGGGCTCGGCATCTCGCCGTTCGCGTTCGGCCTCGCGGCCTGCGAGCTGTACATGCCGAAGGCCGTCGAGACGGGCGGCAAGGCTACCGACCCCGACAGCCACATCTCGATCCGCAAGGTGAAGGCCTGGGATCCGCAACGGTCGATGCTCGTGAACCGCATGGACAGCCTATGCGGTTTCGGCAACTTCTACCAGGATGCCGGCGCCGTGGCCGTGCTCGGAGCGTAAAGGAGAACCAACATGCCAAGAGTATCCCAACATTGGCCCATAGCAGATCCGCGCCTGGGAGGCATCAGCTTCCAGCTCGTCAGCATAAGCGCCAACCTGCCCGACTCGAACCAGACCTACTCGACTGCCGTGCTGTTGGGCGGCATGATCGACCGCACCATCACCGCGGCCCGCACCGACACGCTGCCGACCGCGGCGGCGTTAGTCGAAGCCTGCCAGGGCGTCATGCAAGGCCACTCGTTCGACTTCTACATCCGAAACAAGGCCGGCGGCGCGTTCCTGCTCACCCTCGCGGTGGGCGCGGGCGGCACGATCGATACCGGCTCCACGGTCACGGTGTCGCAGAACAACACGCGAACCTTCCGCATCGTGTTCACCAACACGACCCTCGGGTCCGAGGCCTATGTGTTGCACAGCCTCGGGCAGTGTACTACGTGAAAGTTTCTTCCGAGCCTTGTCATGGGCTTGTCATGGGGACGCTTCCTCCGGTTCGCGTCCCCGCTTTTTCGCGGCCTGGCGATCCTGGCCGCAGTTTTCATCCTGCTTTTGCTTTCACTCGAATTTCACTGTTAAGGGAGAACAATCCATCATGAGTACTCAGACAGCAGAACACCCGGCGGATGTGAAGAAGGGCGCGCCGGAGCCCCCTCCGCGCGTCCTGGCCAAGTGTCCCAACTGCGGCGAGCTTGTGCTTTTCGACGAGCTTGTCACCTACGTGCCGCAGGAGTTTCCGAAATTGCTCTACAAGGAAAAGCCAAAGGCCGCAAAGCCCAAGGACCCCGAACCGGAGCCGGAAGTCGAGACGGTCGTCGTCCAGAACGCGGACGAGGAGAAGAAGAAAGAGTCCGAGGGATGGTCGAAGGACGTGCCGCAGCCGAAGGCGCCCGAGCACTCCCACAAGGCCGCCGAGCCGCCACACCCGCAGGGAACGCCAAAGCCAGACGAGAAGAAGAAGTAAATGCCGATCTTCGAAGCCACCCCGCGGAAGTCCAACCTCACTCCGCAGCAGATCAAGGAGGCCGAGCGCGCCCTGTTCGGCCCTCCGCAGGTCGATCAGGCGGCTCTGCCCGAGCACGACGAGAAGATCCGCACCATCGACCTGAACAACCCGCCGACGCCTCCCTACCGTTACCAGGAGTATCCGCGCATGATGTACCTCCATGGCGATGCGGCCCAGTTCCTCATCGTGCAGAACGAGGCGCAGCGGGAAGTCGCCGAGCGCCGCGGCTTCACGCCCGAGATCGCCGTGCCCGAGCAGCCGCCGCCGCCCGAGTACGCGGAAGACGAGGAGGGCGACGAAGATGAGAACTTCGACGAGCAGCTCGCCGGCATCTCGGGGCCGGTTCCTGACGAGGCCGAAGTCCAGCCCGTGACCGTAACCCCGGGCAGGAAGAAAAAGTGATGGTCGTTGACGGCGACCTGATCTATCCGGCCTTGCGCCTGGCGCGCATAACCGGCGGCCCGGGCCGCATGCCTTCACCCGACCAGGTGGACGACGCCTTCCAGTCGCTCAACCGGATGCTGGACTCCTGGAACCTGAAGGAAGGCATGATCTACCGCGTGGACAACAGCCAGTACACGATGAGCCCGCCCAAAGCGGTCTACTCGATCGGGCGCGGCGCGGGAGCGGATTTCGTGGCCGACCGGCCTGTCCGCATCCAGGCTGCGGAGATCGTGCTCTCTACCGGGGGCTCGACGGTCTACCTGCCGATGGTGATCCTCACGGCGGCCCAGTGGGCAGACACGCGACTGCGCTCGTTCTCCACCACATTCCCGACGCAGATGTATCCCGACTACGCATATCCCAACTGCAACCTCTACATGTGGGGAACGCCCACCCAAGTCAACAACATTGAGCTATGGACCTGGCAGCAGGCGAAGCAGTTCCTCACTTCGAGCGACACCATCGTTGTTCCGCCCGGCTACCTCGAAGCGATGGTGAATAACCTCGCGGTTCGCATGGGCGAGCAGTTCGGCACGACGCAGCTCATGAGCCCGACCGTATTCGCGACGGCGAAGAAGTCGCTCGCCGACGTCAAGGGTCTTAACCAGCCGAGCCCGGTGATCGGCAGCGCCGACGTGGGCGTGGCGACGTCAAAGCGCGGCGACTTCAACTTTTTCACTGGGGGACCAAACTAATGGCGATTACGCAGTGGCAGCAAATCGTAGACGCCGCCCTCAGAAACCTCAAGGTGATCCCCTCCGGGGGCGCCGCGTCAGCCGCGGAATATGCGGATTGCCTGAACGTGACGAACACGCTGATCGGCTCGCTGAGCGCGCAGGCCATCCCGATCCCCTACCTGACTCCCGTCTCGGTCACGCTTACCGGCGGCCAGAGCTACACTCTGCCGACGCGACCGATGAAGCTCGAAACCGCCCAGGTCGCGCTCACGGCCGGTGTCGCAAAGCCCGTGCGTATCGTTCCGGTCGAAGAGTGGAACGCCTACGAGGACCAGAGCGCGGTCGGGGCCTACGCCGAGATCCTCTGGTGGGACGCGGTGTATCCCAGCTCGAAAGTGTGGCTCGCCCCGATGCCGCGGGCCGGCACATTGCTGCTCCAGACCTACATGCCGCTCACTCAGGTGGTTGCCTGGACGGATGCCTGGAACCTGCCGCCCGGCTACGACCGCATGTTTATCCGGCTGTTGCAGCTTGAGCTGGCGGACCAGTTCGGTGTGGACCCCACCCAGGAGATGATCGCGCTCGCGCAGGACGCCAAGCAGTCGATCCTCGGGCTCAATGCCGGCGTGCTCGGGCCGCCGAACCCGGTCGTCCCGCCTACGCCGCAGGTCGCGCAATCGCCCGCCTCGGCCCAGGCGCAGTCCGTGACGCAATAGCCCATGCCTCAATTTATTGCAGATCAAATTTTGCGGTTTTTTCAGAAGCGATGCGGGCATCCCGGCAATATGGTCGCGGTAGATGTGCTGGAAGGATGTGCCGCGGGAATTGCGGTTAGTTGGTGTCGCCGCTGCGGAGCAATCAAAACGGACTGGGAAACGGATGGATCAGGGAGAAAATTCGCTGCGCTAGAGCATTGGTGGCGTAGTCCCGATCCGAACCTGTGGAGAGGTTGAGTGCCGCAGCTACCCTTCTGCGCCGCGGCCTACGCGAACGAGTCGCTCGCGATCGAGGCGCAGGAATGCGTCAGCGCAATAGCTAGCCTCTCTGTGAGGGCTGACTTAACGTGCGTTCGACTGACCATCCCCGCTTGAGTCGTTCGTCGATGCACCTTCTTGAAAGCCCGGTAATTCGGACCCAATCCGCCACGGTATGCGTGGCTCCGTTAAATGTCAGCGGGCGGGTTCCTCTACGGTTGTTTTGCTGCTCGATCCATGTCGCCCAGCGACAATTCTCAGGCGAGTAAGGACCGTCGTTGTCGATCCTGTCGATGGAGTGCTGGGGTGAAGGCTTAGGCCCCATGTCGGCAAAGAAGTTCTCGAAGCTAAACCATCGCTCACAGACGGTGATTCCGCGAGCGCCGTAACGGGGGTAGGCCTGATTCTTGGGATTCATGCAGCGATTGAGAATGTGGCCCCAAGCCCGATAGACCGCCGTCTTGGCTTGCCCGTGACTTACTTTGGTGCTCGCGTTGAAGCAGGATAGGCAGAAGCCAGTCACCTCCCTGTAGCGAAAAGTGGAAGGCTTCACCGTTCGCTCTTTGCCACAAGCGGGGCAGGTAACTACAACTCTCGCACCCGGCTTGGCGCGAGGTACTTTTGAATTAGCCATTCGCGAACCCTCCCGTGGTTCGTGATTCGGTCAGAGGCGCGCGGCGCTGATACGCTGCTCGCCTCATTCCATTTTACCGGAGGTTCTTATCCCGACCTTTAATTTTGTTGGGGCAGCGTATGCCAATGAAAGCCTAGCTATCGAAAGTCAAGAGGCGATCAACCTCATGACGCAGATCGACGAGTCGGGCCTCGGCCGCGCGAAGCTCGTGCTCGTCGGC